CCGCGCCTGATGCCGTGATCTCCCAAATGGCCGTTTGCGTGGCTGCAAAATACCGATCACCCGCGCGCATCAACGCGGTCACACCTCCGGTCAAGCCTGTGTTGCGGACGGTGTAGCCCTTGCGCTGCTCGAGCCCATAATCACGAACCACCCAATTCCGCAGCACAATGGCGTCGCCCTTGGGCATCTCCCGCCACGGGTCCCGCGCATTGAGCCCCCCAAGAGGCGCAGGGATCGGCAACGATTTCCCGGCCGGACGCGCCAGGTCGCGAAGCCCGGCAGGGATCATAGGTTGGCGCTCGCCGTGATCGTCGGGTTACGCAGGGCGATTGCTGTACCGCTGACCGTTGTGCTCGCCGCCGTGTCAATCGTGCACGAGGCGAAGTCGTCGGCGATGGCCGTTACGCGAGCGACAAGATCGGCAGCCGCCACACCCGCCCCGGTTATCGTCAGATAAGCGCCAAGTCGGACCTTGTCCGCGCTGTTGCCCGTCAGCGTCAGAGCGGTTGTGCCCGACGTGATGTCACCCGTGACGCCCGCGATCGTGCCCTCAGTGCCGGCCGTGCTGACGTACCACATATACGGGCTGCCTGTGACAACCGGAAACCTCAAGATGCGCTGCCCAGTCAACACGGTCGACTTGCCCGTGTGCGCTGCGCTGGTGTTGCTCCCGATGACCTCATGCACGCCCACCTTCGGCCAACCAACGTTCCCTTCTGCAATGGGCGCTGACGCGAGCCGATATTCTTGACCGGAGCACAGGTTCAACACGGCCGAACTGTCGTTCAAGTGCACGTTGTTCTTGAAGACGATGCTGTTTCCAAAATAGCCGTCCGTATTCAGGCGGAAGCCGACACCGCTTGCGCCGGACGATGCGAACCCCGTGTTGCCTTCGACGACGATGAACTCGGCCGGGTCCGATGGGTTGGTGGCGCCGTCCATGATAACCGCGCTGCCCGTATAGCCCGATACCACATTACCCCTGATCACGAGGTTTTTGATATACGGTTGCTTTTCGACGGCCACGCCCATCGTGCCTGAGCCGCCCGTGAACATGATGTTATTGTTGGCCACAAGAGCGTTGTTGATTCGCTCGGCATTGAGCCAGATGCCGTAGCCGTTGGGCTGGACAATCTCGTTATTCGAGATGATCAGCGGCTCGTACATGCCCAAGATGTCCACGCTGGCGCCGAACGAAGCATCATGAGTGCGCAGCCGGTTGTTCGTGATCTTGAGGCGACCCGGAGAGTAAGCATCGTTCGTCGTCGCCGTGTTGATGGCCCGGCCGTCGCCGTCGAAGGTGTTCCCGTCAATGTCGCAGGTCCAAGCGCGAACGAGGGCGCCCGCATAGCACCCCTGCGCGTGGTTTCCGGTAATCTGGAGATCATGCACTTCTTCGTGGCTTCCGAACGCCGCGCGGTGAGTGTCGACAGCCCAATTGTTCGACTGCGTGATTGCGTAGCCTTCGGCAGCGTCGGCCAGATGACGCACACGCACACCACGGCAGCCGTGCACCAGACCGCGACGAGTGCGGTAGAAGTAAACCCCGTAAAAGCTGGAATTCTGTCCTTCCGTGATTGCGACCGTGTCGCCAATGCCCACCATGTCGCAATTGTAGACGCCGACATCAACGGCGTAGTCGGTGACGATGGCAAACCCTTGGAAGCCGTCCGTAACCACATCGCGCACAGTAAACTGCGCCACGCCGTATGCGCTGATGGCGACCCGGCCGAAGCCGTTCGACATGTTTTCAGTGACACCGCCACCTTGGAAGTAGCCGCCAATAAACTTGACGTTCGTGACCGGACGCTTGATTTCTACAGTCACCGTCTGGCCCGATGTCGTCAGGGCCAAGTGCGCCGGCACCTCGAGCTTGATGGTCGATCCGGCCACGTTCGTGACGCGGTTTACGTCGGTGTAATAGGCGAGCGTGCCCGCGTTGTCATAAAGCACCTGCGTCGAAATAAACCGAACGATGTCCCCGGTTTGCACTCCAGACGCACTGGTCAGCGTCGGGCTGACGCTTCCAAGCGCAAGGCTCGAGGCCAGCGTTGTGCTGATGACATCAGTCCCCAACACTCGGAACACAGAGCCGTTCGCGAAGGTGCTTTTGTTGTAGCCGAGATTTGTCGCGACCCACGTTGAGCCGCGCAGGTCAAACGTGGTGTTGCTGGTCGAGGACGTGACGGTGGTGTCGATGCGATAGGTCCCGCGCGCCACAAGCACAGACCCGGACTGCATCGCATCAACACAGTCTTGGACCGCGTCGCTGTCGTCTGCTGATCCTTCGTTGACCGCGCCGAACTGTTCCGGTCGTAGTTCGCGACGATCGATCTCCCACCATTGACCATCGGACGACTGCGCCTTGCCGGCGTGCGACGGCTCAGAGCCGACTTGGAACCACAAGGCCCCGCCGCCGTCGCCATCCGTTGCATAGTTTGCCGTGCGGAACGCAACCGTGGTCGCCGGGAACGAAGTCGCGGCGATGTCGGCATAAGTCGGGAGCACCACCGACGCTTTGACGAGGGCGGTAAAGTTGGTGTTGATCTTGCCGCCAGCAACGCGCGGACTGTCGCCCGTGCCGTCGTTGGCGACGGTGCCAATGTTGATGCTGTCAAGCACGGATCAGCTCCACTCGGTAGCCTTCCAAGGCAATCGAATCCGCCGAATTGGCCAGCAACCCCGCGAACACGAGGTCTCGCGCGGACGTGGTGTCGATCGTTCCCGTGATGTTAGCCGCCGCAGACCCAGCATAGGCCGGTGAAGCTCCACCAATTTGTGAGCTTGTAGAGTTGCGATTGGCGATCGTGTAAGCAAATCGATAGGTCGCGTTTGTGGTGACCGCCAAGCTCACGAACGACGTGCCGCCAAAACGGACGCGCATCGTCTTGCTGTTGGCATTGTTGGTCATCGACCACATGCATTCGATCTGAAGATGATCGTTCGGACCCATGGGCGGAACGGAAATTGTCACGAGCGTAGTCTCGGACGTGGTCCCGGTGTGCGCGACTTGCGCATGAGACGACCACACGCGCTGGATCTGATTGCGAGCAAACCTTGGCATTAGGTGAGCTCCGTAACGCGAGCCGCACCGGTCGCGGACGCCCATATGCCGACGATCTTCCCCGTATACACACCGGCCTCTGTGACCGGCAGCTCGTAGTAGTCGTCAGGACTGAGCTTGATCGAGTAGACGGTTGCGCTCGCTGTCGTATCCGACAGGGCAAGGTAAAGGATCGCCGTACTGTCGTTCGTGATCGTTGCACCCTTTCGTGACGTGTTGGCCGCAAGGATCGTCGTCGACGTGGCCGCACCGTTCACGCTGGTGATGGTGCCGGCAGTTGGCCCCGTTCCTTGCTCAACAATGATGGGGACATTTCCGGATTCGTTAGCCGAAGCCGGCACAATGTTTCCGCTGCCATCAACGTAGGAGATGATGGCTTTCACCAATGCGACCATGTCGGTTAGTCCTCTAGGTGATGTCCCAAGTGCCTTCGGGCACATACACATCGTCTGAGATCGGACGCGGAGACATGTTGATGACGTCGCCAATCGCCTCGCGCGTGATCTCGTCATTCGCGCGCAGCTGGAAGGCTTCAAAATCGGCGTTGTTGGTCAGCCCGTCGCGATGCTTCATCGCCCACACCATGCCGAGGTGAATGAGCTCGTCGGACCAGTAGGTGAGATCGGTATCAGTCGTGAACCGCTCGGCGCGACGCGTGCTGCCATCGCTGGCGGTGCCGATCGAGTTGACGACGTACTCATAGGCGATCGTCGCGCCCGTCGCGTGCGGGCTTGAGAGGTAGAGCGTGCGGCCACGCGTCATAAACGCCGGGCGGATGTTGACGGTAAGCGCCTGCCGCTCCTGCCATTCGCTTGGGGTTAGCGGCCCTTCCACCCGCACATCGTTGGTGCGGTCGTACATAGTCATAGGAAGCACGCGAAGGAGAGTGCTGGGGATCGCGCTTGACTGCGCCGCGCCGCTGGTGCCGCTGGTGAACGTGTGCTCGGCTGTCACCGCCGGCCAGTTCCAATAGGAGATCAGATGCCGGCACACCCGCGTCAGGGAACGCAAGAGCTGCCGGCTGGTCTGGTCGCCTTCGTCCGTCACGTCGAAGAGCGTCGTCACGCGAACGAGAGCCAAGTCGTCGGCTACATCGTTCGCGATCGTCAGGATTGAGGCCATCAGACAGCCACGCCGGCCTCAGGGGCCTTCGGCGGACGGCCAGGGCCGCGCTTCACTTCGGCGGTCAACGCCTTGAGCGCGTCGTGCTCCTTCTCCTTGAGGAGAAGCTGAGCCGTGCGGCGGAAGGCAAGGCCCTGCATGCCAAGGCTCTTAGTGGCGGCGTCGTCGAGAGCCGCAAGCTCTTCCACGTTGCGCACGCCCTTGAGGCGCATTGCGGTTGCCATGTCGCGGGTGATTCCGGGAACCTCGGTGAGGTCAGTACCGCCCACGTCCACCACGGCCAAACCGCCCTGGTAGCTCTCCCACTCGCGGGGGAACTCGGCGACACGTGCCGGCGTAACCTTCTCAATCAGCGTGTTCGGGTCTCCGACGATGGTCACTTCCACCATGTCTCGCTTCCCATCCTTGAAGAACTTCGCGCGAATCTTGCTCACGGGTGCTCCGTTGAAAAAGGGCGGGAGCCGAAGCCCCCGCCGGCCGTCTGCGTCAGAACGGGAACTCGCACATGACGATCTTCGCGCTCGCGTCGATCGCATAGGCGCAGATTGCGTCCGTGGTCGCCGCGGTCACGTCGAGCGTGCCATCGGTCGAGCCGGTCGGGGTCAGCGGATCGCCGTCAGCGCCAGCCGTCAGAGACGTGGTGAGCGTCGCCGCGCCACGGATCTGAATCCAGCCGTAGTAGGTGCTGGTCAGCGCCGCCTGGAGCACGCCAGCGCCGACCTCGGCCGAGTCCGACAGATCGGACGTGACCACGGTCGTAGCACCCGCCGAGGTGCCAGACGGGGCGTAGTAGTAAGCGACATTGCCGGCCGCAGCCGCCACATCGCCCGCGCCGTCGTTGTACTGGACGTACTTGTAGATCTTCGTTCCGGCAGTGCTGGTGACAGCCGCCACGGTGCCCGGAGTGAACAGGGCCGTAGCCGAGTTCGACGTGAGATCGACGTTGGAAAGAAACATGGTGCGATCTCCTCAGGCGCAGATCACGCCCTGACGGGCGCGGTTGTTGATGGTCATGTTTCCACCCCACACGATGGGCATGACCATCGCGTCCTGATTGACCGACGCCTTGTCAGGCAGCGGCTTGTACGCGCGGCCCTTGGCCGGGCGCATGAACAGGAAGTCGGTGTTGAAGAAGTACATGTGGGTCGACGGACAGGCGGTGTCGTAGATGATCGGCACCTTGCCCTGGTAGACGAGGCTGGTGAAGCCGGCGCCCGCCTGCTTGTCATCGGTGAAGCGCTGATTGGGGGTCAGGCTCTCCCAATAGTGCATGTAGTAGGTGCTGTCAGCGACGGCCATATCGGGCGCATCGGTGCCGCGAATGGTCGAAAGCCAGAGCGTATTCATCGCGTGCTGGATGGTCGACGAGCTCGCGCTGACCGCAGCATCCGAGAAGTCATAGACCTGGTTCTTCCACCAGGTCTCCGACCGGTTGTTCGTCACGGTGCCGGCGATTCCGCCGACCGTGTTGGTGGGCACATCAGCCACGAGAAGCTGAGCGCCACCAATCTCTTTGCCGCTCGAACCGGTGCCGTTGGCGAAGATCGCCGTGGCCATGGTGTTCCGAAGCGACTTGTCGAGGTTCTTGATGCGCGAGCGCAGCAGGTTGTGCACCGCCTCGCGGCCGGAGTTCTGGATCTCCTCGAGGCCGGTGATGACGACGGCGCCATAGAGCTGCTTGTAAGCGAACTCAGCGGCGGAGAACGTCTCGCCCTGCTCGATCTTCAGCGGCTCGGCGCCGCTGTACCACATGATGTTGGCGTTCTCCTCGTACTCGAGCTCTTGCACGATCGTCCGCCCGGTCGCCACGTAGGCGTTGGACTTCTTCTCGATCTGCTTGAGGACGGGATTGTTGCGCGTGACGTTGTCGGCAAGCACGCCCGAGTAGCCCTGGAGCGTGGTCGCCACGATGTCCGTGAAGGACGAGTTGGCAGCCATCTAAGATGGTCCTTTCAGTGAAGGCCGCTCTGGTCGAGGGCTCCTGAGATGAGCGCATCCAAGTCGACGCCCTTCGTCTGCCCACCCGGCGACATGCCGGACGTGCGGACGGGGAGCGCCTTCCGCGCCTTTGCAACGGCTTCCGCCTGAGCCTTGGTCTTGGCCTCCTCCTTAGCCTTCAGCTGCGCGCTGATGGCCTCGGTGATCGGCTTCGATGCGAGCTCGTAGGCTTCGGCAAGGTTTCGGGCTTGGCCGCTTTGCATCGCGTGCACCATGGCTGGCCTGACCTGTTCGAAGAACGGGTACTTCGGCGAGCCGTCTGCGTTGGTCGATGTGGCGAAATCCCGAAGAACACTTGCCGCCCTGGCTTCGTCCGCTGATTGGGCGGCGGTCTTGTATTGCTTCACCTCGTTCTGGAGCTGGCTCAGCTGAGCGCGGAGGTCATGGATAACCGGATAGACCGCAGAGCCCGGCTGTGTCGGGTCGGCTGCGAACTCGTCCGGCTGTTGCATGGCGATCGGAATGCCGTAGTCCTCGGCCATCTTCTGAAAGAGCCGCACCTTCTGGTCGAACGTGCCATAGCGAAGCGTCGCCTCTGTGTTGATCAGGGCAGACACCGCCTGTTCGGGCGGCATGCCGAGACCATCGAAGTAAGCGCGCTTCTCTTGGATGACGTTGACGAGTGGTTCTGCGGCCTTCCTGAACTGGCCGAACTCGGTGTCCTTCGCCTTGTAGTGGGACTCGGTGTTCTGAACCCGATCCATCAGCAGGTCTTGTGCTTCCGGCGTCAGCTTCGCGAACGCGTCCCTCTGTTCCTTCGACCATCCTCTGAAATGGCCATCCGTCCACCTGGGGGCCGGCGTGGCGTTCGTCGGGGTCTCCGTGTTGGTACGCTCTGCACTGTCCGCCGCGACCTCGGATGTCCCATCGGGAGCCTTGGTCTTGGGCAGAAATCGTCCGGTGGCCGGGTCGCGCGCAACAGGGCCGTCATCGTCGGCCTCGGTCGGCGCGCCCTCAGTGCCTTCCATCTTGTCGAGGGTTTGAGAGATCAGCTTGTCGAGGTCAGGCCCGTGGCTCTCGGAAGCCGGCGCCTCAGGGATCGCAGGGGCGGCGGGCGCGGGCGTATCGGCGACGGGGGCTGACTGCTGCTCAAGGTCCATCATGCGCGACGCTTCCTAGCCTTTTTGACGAGCTGGTCGTGGAACGCGGGCTTTTCCGGCCCGGTCCAATCGTTGCCGCTCTGTTTGGTGCCGGTCTCCTGCTCGTAAGCGCGCAGCTTTGACCGGCTGGTGATGTGCACGCCTTCCTGGGTGGTGAACGGCTTGATGTCGCGAAGCACCATGAACCTCGTAGGCGGGGCTTCCGGGTCCCAATCGGGCGCCCCGTTGGAGCCGATGCCCGTGTGCTTCTCCAACGCCTTGTCGGCCGAGCTCTTGCGCCAGCCATGGTAGGAGCGCTGCGAGTGCCGAATGCGCTCGGCCCTCACATCACGATCGCGGTAGCTCATTCTTCTGCTGTCTCCGGCGGTAGGATGTCGACGAGCGGGTCCCCGTCTCGCCAGTCGGTGCACTTCGCTAGGTCAAGCGTCGGCATGCTGTGCCGCTCGCATGTTCCACGTGAAGCGGTCTGCCCGCGCCACCATCCGCAGTTCGCGCACTTCTCTGCTGAGTTGTTGCGCTCATTCTCCAGGCGTGGCGACGGCATTTTCCCTCATGCGCTGTTCGTGCTCTTGCGCGGAATACTCGCGCTCGCGGGCCATGCGCTCGGCGTCGATCGCGGTCTTTTCCCGATAGGCGTTGAGGTCGGTGACGACCTTCTCCGTGTCCGCTGTGGCCTTCGCTTTCACGGCATCTGCCTTTGCCTGCGCGGCTTCCATCGCTGGGTCCGGCTGAGGCGGCGGCGGATTGGCGAGCCGCTGCATCATCTCTTCGCGCAGCTGGTCGAACACCTCTTCGAGCTGCCGGCCGCCCTTGAACGTGCGAGCCACGAAGCTCATGAGCTCCAGACCGACCTTTCCGAACTCCGGCGCCACCTGCATCATCGGAAGAGACTGCTGCATGATGCCGGAGATCGCCGTCACGGCTTCGATGCGGCTTTCCTTTTCCGCCTCGGCGTCGTCGAAAATCGTCGAGTCCGTCTCGATGTCGATCCGATAGGACCTCAGCTTGTCGTCGCGCAGAATTTGCATGATCTCCGGCGTGATCTCGGTGCCGGTGATGCCTTGGAGCACCTGCGGCTCGAAATGCTCGGCGATGATCTCGGCTTTGATGCGGAACAGGTCGCGCACCATCTGCTGAACGGCCTGCTGCCGGTCCTTGATGCGGACGCCGCCATACTGCGCCTTGATGCGGGACTGAGTAGCGGTCTCCGAGCTGTCGCCCTCGCCGCGCATGATGTCCGAGATGCCCGTCACCTTGTCGATGACGGCCTCAAGGCGGGCTTGGCTGTCGTGCAGGTTGACGAGGATCGCCGCGATCTGTTCGACGGGCTCAACCTCGAAAGCCTTGGTCAGCCCGCCCTTGCTCATCAGGGCGCCGTAGTTCTCAACGGGGATGAACTCGTTGTCGGCCGCCTTGGCGAGGCGCTTCAGCTCCATAAGGCTAGCGTCATACACGCCGCGCCGCTTCAGGTTCTTGGTCAGCTGCGCGATGCGCTCGGTGATCTCATCCAGCTGCTCAGCCAGGTCGCGGTACTGGCGAAACTCAGGGACGGGGATATGCGTATCGGTGCCACGGATCACCGCCACGTCGGGCGGCATGGGGAAGAAGTCCGTCAGCCCATAGGGGTCATCGTCGATGCGCAGCGCGCGGGGATGGCCCTTGACGATCCACCACCGCTTTTTGGTCGGCTTGCACCAGATCTCGAACACCTCGGCGCGCTGGAGGTCTTCGGTCATCCGCTGCGTGCGGTCTTCGACTACGTCTGGCGTCCAGTTCAGCGGGATCTTGTCCGCGTCCTCAAACCCGTTGTCCTTCAGGTCGTCGCGGCTCATGCGATGGCGGAACGCCACCCACCACACGTCGTTCCAATCCCTTGCGGGGTTGTGCATGAAGTCGCGCCAGTAAACGTGCTTATCGGTCAGCTTTTGGTCGATGACGACCTGTTGCATCATCGGCTGGCCGTCCGGCCCCATCGCCGGCATCCCCGTCATCGGATCAATGACGGGCGCTTGGCCGATCTGAGGCTCATATTGCACCCGCACTGTGCCGCGGCCGGCAATCAACATGTCCTTCACGCAATTCGACATTGCCGTCTCGTGACGGTGATCGTCGGCGAAGAAGCTCAAGGCCCGCTCGATCACCTCGGCAATGGTCTTGCCCACCTCGTCTTGCATCGTGTAGCGGCGGCGCACGTCGGGCTTGGCCGTGCGGGCGTACACGACCCCGCGCAGGGTCTCGGTGTTGGAATACAGGATGTTATAGCGGCGCGCGGCCTTGTTCTTGATGGCGAGCTTGTCCCGCTTGTAGCGGGCCTGGATCTCGTCGGCCTCGAGCCACCAATCCTTATGCTCGCGCTCGGCCAGATGAAGCTGCACCTGCCAATAGCGGGCGCCCTGCTCAGGGGTCATCTCTTGCTTGGCAGTTTCAGCGGCGTCTGGCGCCTCTGTGGTCATTTCTGGTTGGCTTTCTTCACTATGACGCCGTCCCGCGTCGGATCGCGCGCGACAATGCAGCCTTTGAACTGAGCGTCCCGCGTCATGATGTCGATGTCGTCAGCAGTCAGGCCCGCCCTCATGAGCTCAGCGCCACTAATGTAGCCTTGGCTCGGTCCTTCCCATTCGCCATTGAGAAAAACCCCGCCTTTGTAGGTCCGAACCAACCAGACAGGCGCGAACCCGAAGTCACTCGTCATCTGTCTCTAGGTCTCCTAGTGCCTCAGCCATGGTGCGAGGCGCGGCGAGGTCGATGCGTTTGGGTGGCTCGGCCGGCGCCAGCGTGCGCCAGGCCATAGCCGCGTATCGGAAGGCGTCGGCGGTGTGCGATGTCCAGTCGTGAAGCGGGGCGTTCTTGAACACCTTGAGCTTTTCGTCATAGGCGCTGCGGTACTGGCGAAGCGCCTCGAGCGCCGGCCTGCACCGCA